TGCCCATTGGACATAAAGTCAACACTATCACATAACTTTTTTTCATAGCCTATTATTATATAGACGATCAGGCTTTGCCTTTTATTGCGTCCATTGGTCAGATTTACTGTCAACATTATATGTGATATTTAGAACAGTATTCATTGCACGCATTGCACAAAGGCATGGCAATGATGCAGTGATCAGGCTTTGAATTGGTAGTGAAATGTCGTTGGAATACGTTTCTTTTCACACACAACACAGACAAAGCTTGCGCGGCAATGCAAGGCTTGCACAATGCCAGCAAATGCAAGGCCAAGGGGGGCTTTGCCTTGGATCAATGCCCCCGACAGTCGGTGCCGCGCTTTATATGTGTTAAATACTACCTTCCAACACACAGCCAGCAGTGAGGTTCTATGGCAAAGTTGACGAAAGTGAAGCAAGAGCAAGTAGAGCAGTTAGTGACAGATGGTCATAGCTTGGTACAGGCTTGTTCATTAGCTAAAGTTAATCGTTCTATGCTTTACAAGCGTATGGGAGAGGATAGCGAGTTTGAGAGTGCTATTCGTACAGCGCAGCGGCAGAGTGCTGAGAAGGCGTTAGAGGAGTTGGATGAGTTGTATGCTGATGCGTTGCACAAGCGTAAGGACTATGATCCTAATGTCTTGCGTGATTATGCAACTCATGTAAGGTGGAAGGCATCAAAGATTATATCTGACCGTTATGGCGAGGCTAAGAGTAGGGCTGGTGTAGAGGTTAGTGACGGTACGGTTCGCATTGTTTGGGAGACGGCGGAGGCTATTGAGGGATAATATACCAATATCCGTGTGTATAGGGTTTGGTATATTCGTATATTTTTAATGGATGATGTTGTAACTTCCCTAAAAAGCCGTATAGCGTTGTTCAAGTTAGAACATTCATGGGTGTGGGATGCAGATAAAAATACCGTACAAGCCAAGGGCGTTACAGGCAGAGATGCACCAGAGCGTGAAGCGTTGGAACGTGCTGGTGATGCACAGACGTTTCGGCAAGACGGTATGGGCTGTTAACCATCTTATTAAGCACGCTCTTACTTGTGAACTTCCCAGACCAAGGGTTGCGTTTGTAGCCCCTACCTTTACTCAGGCCAAGCGAATTGCTTGGGATTACGTTAAATACTATGCCGGTGTTATTCCAGGGGTTACGTTCAACGAAACAGAGTTGAGAGTGGACTTCCCTAACGGCTCACGTTTAATGCTTTTGTCTGCTGAAAATCCAGATAGCTTGCGTGGTATCTACCTTGATCTATGCGTGTTCGATGAATTTGGTATGCAGAACCCAAGGGTATGGGGGGAAGTTGTTAGACCAGCCCTATCCGATAGAGAGGGTTCGGCTGTATTTCTAGGTACGCCAGCCGGACATAATCATTTTTTTGATCTACTGCAAACCGCTAAAGAGCAAACGGAAGAAGGCTCTGACCAATGGTATTGGAAGATTGCAAAGGCCAGCGAGACAGGGCTTGTTAAGGATACTGAGTTAGAAGCTGCACAAGCGCAGATGACCCCAGAGCAATATGAACAGGAATATGAATGTTCCTTCACTGCGGCTATTATAGGGGCTTACTATGGAAAACTGCTGGCTGACGCTGATGATGATGGAAGGATTGCAAGGGTTCCATATGATCCCGCTTATCCTGTGCATACCGCTTGGGATTTGGGTATAAACGATTCAACAGCCATCTGGTTTGCCCAGATATTCAGAAGTGGAGCAATCAATGTTATTGACTACTATGAAAGCAGCGGTGTCGGGCTTGACCACTATGCTGAAATCCTGCGTCAAAAAGATTATCATTGGGGTGATCACCTTGCTCCTCACGATATTGAAGTTCGTGAACTTGGCAGTGGCAAAAGCCGACTTGAAACTGCGTTCAGTCTTGGCATCCGTTTCAGAGTAATACCAAAGATGAAGGTGGCTGATGGCATCAATGCAGCCAGAATGATGATACCTAAGTGCCACTTTGATAAAGATAAGTGCGGTCAAGGTATTGAAATGCTTAGACAATATAGGCAAGAGTGGGATGAGAAAAGAAAATCTTTCAGAGATCATCCAAGGCATGATTACACTTCTCATGCTGCGGATGCGTTTAGGTATCTGGCTGTTGGGATGGAGAATAGACAAGCTGTTGTTCGCCCACCGCAACAAATCGCGGTTAATGAGTACAATCCGTTTTCGCTATGACACCTACAAAAGAAGACATAGATGATATATCTTATCTAATGAGGCGTAGCCATTACCATGAATGGTACGGCGTTAAAGAGGTTAATGATTATATTAGAACTCCGTTGCTGCTTAACCAGTACATAATACTAAGAGACGAGGGGCGTGTTCCATTGGTGTTTGCTACTTGGGGGTTCCCAAACCACGATCAGGTGTCTGAATATGTGCAGGAGTTAACTTTCCCACCAGAAGGCTATGCTGGTGGCGGGGATATACCTTGGTTGATTGACTTTATTGCTGAAGGCGGGAAGCGAAATATAGCATTGGGTTTTCGTAAGATGAAAAGTGTGTTATCAAATAGAGGGTATAATCAGGCGTTCTGGTTGCGTACTGAAGCGCAAAAGCTTGGATTTCATCAGTGGGGTGATCAAAATGGGTAGTAGAATAAAGAAAGCTGTTAAAAAATTTACAAAGTTTGTAGACAAGAAAGTTGTCGAGCCTTTGGAAAAGCCGGTAAAGTCTGCTGTCAAAGCAGTTGTAGTGAAGCCTGTTACGGCTGTTTCTAAAGTTGCTGAAGAAGCTTTTGAGGAAGTCATTGAAAAGCCAGTAAAAAAAGTTGCTGCTGAAACTTTTGATGTTGTGATGAACACGGATAAAGAAGAACGCCGCGCTATGTTAGGTGACGCACCGCCAGCCCCAGAGCCAGAAGTTACCCCAGAAGTAACGCCAGAAACCGCTCCTGATGAGCCAACCATTGTTGGCAGGGGCAGACGGCGTTCTAAGCGGTCAGGGCAAGCTGGAACAATTATGGAAGAATATGGCGCACTAACAGCCAAGGCAAAAGCCAAAGCAGTAGAGAGGGCATAGTCATGTCATTTTTAAAACCAAAGGTTTACACCCCGCCCCCGCCATCAGCCCCAGAACCAATTGCAGAGCCGGATTACAAACGCGCTGCCGCGCTTTCTGAGGAAGCTGTAGCATCAGAACGCCGTGGGCGTAAGGGCAGAGGCTCTACTATTGTTGCTGGTGTTATGGGTGAACAAGTATCGCCAACAGGCGGCACAAGCACTAAACCAACTTTATTGGGGTAGATCATGCAAGATGCAAAAGCCATCATATCGCGCTTTGAGAAGCTAGAAGGCGCGAGAGCAAATTGGGATACGCATTATCAGGAATTGGCAGATTATATGCTGCCGCGCAAAGCTGATATTGTTCGCAAACGTAGTCGTGGCGAAAAGCGTATGGAGTTGATTTTTGATGGCACTGCATTGCAAGCTGTCGATCTACTAGCTTCATCTTTACATGGTATGCTTACAAGCGGTGCTACGCCTTGGTTCCATCTAACGCTAAAGGATGATGATCTGGGGCGTGATGAGGAAGTGCAAGCTTGGCTTGAAGATAGCAGCCAGCGTATGATGCGTGCCATTACCACATCAAACTTTGAAACTGAAATCCATGAGATGTATGTGGATTTGGTCGTGTTTGGTACTGGCTGTATGTTTGCGGAGATGGACAAAGAAAATCTGCGCTTTAGCACGCGGCATATCTCAGAGTTTTATGTAGCTGAAGATCAGTATGGGATTGTCGATACTGTATTTAGAAAATACAAATTGCCAGCGCGTCAAGCGGTGCAGCGGTTTGGCATTGAAAATGTAGGCACTTACATTCAAAGAGTGCATGAGAAGAAACCTGATGAGGAAGTGACTTTACTTCATGCAGTTCTGCCACGCGCAGAACGCGATACTACAAAACGCGATAACAAGAATATGCCATTTGCTTCTATGTATATTTGCATGGAAACAAAGATGATCCTTATGGAGAGTGGCTTTCAAGAGTTTCCGTATGTAGTTCCGCGCTTCCTCAAGGCAACTGGGGAAGTGATGGGTCGGTCGCCAGCTATGGTGGCGTTGCCTGACGTTAAGATGCTTAATCTTATGTCCAAGACCATCATACAAGCTGCACAGAAACTAATAGACCCTCCCTTGTTAGTTCCTGATGACGGATTTCTTCTCCCTGTCCGTACCCAGCCTGGTGGCCTCAACTTCTTTAGAAGCGGCACAAGAGATACAATTACGCCACTAAACACAGGCGCAAACATTCCTATCGGCCTAAACATGGAAGAACAGCGCAGACAAGCTATTCGTTCTGCTTTCTTTGTAGATCAACTGCTGACAGGCGGTGCGCCTAATATGACAGCTACAGAGGTAGTGCAGCGTCAAGAGGAGCGTATGCGCGTTATTGGGCCAGTATTAGGGCGTTTGATGAATGAGATGCTGCGTCCATTGATTGACCGTACATTTGCTTTGATGTTGCGTGCAGATATGCTTGCACCACCACCAGAGATTTTGCAGGGGCTTGATGTTGATATTGAGTATGTGTCGCCACTGGCACGCGCACAAAAATCTAGCAGCTTGAATAGCACAATGAAGGCTTTGGAAATCTTGTTGCCGTTGGCTCAAGCATTGCCTGTTGCAGACCATATTGATGCAGACGGCCTTGTTAATCACATTATGGAAAGCCTTGGCGTTCCAAAGAAAGTTGTGAAGTCTCAGTCTGAGGTTGATGCAGCGCGACAAGAACAAGCTGCACAACAGCAAGCAATGATGGAGCGTCAAGAGGCAAGTCAAGATGTTCAAGACGTTGCTCAGATTGCACAGGCATCACGGATGGTATCTAAATGAGTGAGCAGATCACACAATTACGAACTATGTATACAGACGTATTTACAAGCACTGCTGGACAAAAGGTGCTTAGTGATCTTGAGGTGCGTTGTAACTGGCGTGCTTCAAGCTATGTGGCTGGCGATGCCAATGCCACAGCTTTTGAGGAAGGGAAGCGTGCAGTGATACTGCACATCTACAACATGATGAATGAGGAGAAGTAAATGTCAGAACAGGTTGCCGAACAGGTAGCCCAGCCAGAAGCGGCTCCATCTATGCTGGAAACCCCAGCGGAAGTTGCACAAGGCGGGTCTGGTAACGGTTTCATGGAAATGATACCAGAAGAACTAAGGGAGCATCCAAGCCTTGCACCTATTAAGGATGTGGGCAATTTAGCGCGTTCCTATGTGAACGCTCAAAGATTGATTGGTTCAGACAAAGTTCCGTTGCCAGCTAATCCTACGGATGAGGATTTAGACAACATTTATTCAAAGCTTGGTAGACCAGAAGATGCGTCAGGCTATGAAATCGCCACTGATGGGAACATTATTACAGAGGAAGTGGCTACTCAATACGCTGATGTGGCGCATAAGCTGCGTCTTACACCAGAGCAAGCCAATGGT